AAGTCCGCATCATAAGGTTGATAGTTTGTCGAATCAACCGATCCATCCGCTTTTAAGAATTGAGATGATGTTCCACCCGCTTTAATTAATGCGTTTGCGGTAAGATCATTGCTAAATGCGGCATTACCACTCGAAAAAATATAAAACTTATTCGTAGCCCCATAATTTAACTTAAATGTTGATCCATCATTTTGAATGTTCCAAATGGTTCCACTTGATATATCACTTAAAGCAATTTTTGGATAGGAATAATCTAAGGTGAGATCACCGGTCAATGTTCCACCCGTTAGATTTAACTTTAATGCTAACCCACTATTTACCGCATTTACCGATGGATACTTGGTCGCGGAGGCGGTAAGGTTTGAAGAAAGGTTTGCATACGTTTGGTATGTCGATGTGGCAAATGCCAATGAGATGTACTCGGTCTGATCTAATTCCCACGTATCCGTGCCATTCTTACGCAATAAACCGGTGGTTAATGCTAATGCATCAATCGCGGTAAGATCGGCCGAATATGGTTGATATTGTGTTGAATCAATAGATCCATCGGCTTTTAAGAATTGTGTCGATAATCCACCAACTCGTTTAAATTGATTGGCTAAAATGTTGCCATTGACAACTAATTTCTCGGTTAATGTCGTGGCCCCTATTCCAACGTTTGTGCCATTAGTAAAAATGACACTATCTTTCATTAATAAGTTATTATCATAAAATGGCAAATACCCTTGCGTTCCAAAGATGTTTTGATTTTTCCATACCATTTCTGCATCATCGTAAACCAATATGTTTTTATCGGCTACCGATGTTATTTGAACATTATGTAATTCATCTAACTCATAGCCATTGTCAACTTTAACAAATATTTTACCATGATTTTGATGAGCATAAACCACGAATCCAACGATCACGGTGTGTGTTGGTGCTTGTGGTTTGATGTTTGTTAGCACTCCAGGTAATAGGCCACTCAAATACAATGTATCACCATCCGCCCATGTTTCACCTTGCAAATCTCCCGTGGTGTCAATCTCATTTACTAAACCACTAACCGTAACGAATCCCTCTTGATTATTAGCAATTGTTTCGGTAACTAGACCAATCGTATCTTTTGAATTGGCATCATTATCCGCTTGTGCTAAACCAACTTGTAATCGTTGCCCTTGCGCCCCTATGATTTTAACTACTTGATAATTAGATTCTAATAAAGATGCACCACTTCCATTTACAACTCTTGCCACTTGTTCTTGGCCAATTTGTAATGTTACATTCCCACCTTTTAATTTTAGATCGGCGGTACCATCGGTATTATTCCAGGACATGGTTCCGACACTTGTTGGAACACTTGTAGGTGCTACATTTAATTGTAGGAAATCGGAAATTAATCCGTAGGTGCCAAGGTTTAAATCTTGTGTGGCCCCAACGTATGGAACGTAACCACCACCACCTCCGCCTCCACCATTTACAATATTCCACCAAATCTTTTCGATTGAGGTAAGTACCGTATCGGATGATGTAACGGTTCCCGATGTGGAAACGAATCCGGTTAATAGTGTATTTAATACGCGTGGTTGCGTAAAATAAAGATTAGATCCTTCACCAATTACCGATGTTGTAGATCCGATGGGTAAATATGTCGATGATGCACTTGCTACCGATAAATAAGATGTTGAATCTAATGATCCATCACCCTTTAAAAATTGAGATGAATTGGCCCCACTAACCCTAAATTTATTTGCACGGATGAATCCGTTTTGATCAATGAATAACCCCGTACCTCCGCCAAAACCATCCGAAACTTGCTTTTCGGTTGCGGAAATAACATCATTATCGATTAGTTTTAGGAGTGCTTTGTAGGTGTCCGCGACAAGTTTACCCGTTAGTGTAGACATTCTTTAATTGCTTTAATTTAATGCAATTTAGAGAAAAATTTGGCTCAATTTTGAGAGGCGATAAACTACAAATCCAATGATGATTACCGATTCAAAAAAGATAGTAATTATGGCCCACATTGGAATCACATTTTTTACCACCTCTTTCTCATACAATTTCACCTCATTCTTGTATTTAGAACGATATTTTGCATCATAAATATTAGCAACCGAATCCATGTTGATGGTGGCTTGAATCTTGCCACGTAACGAACGAATTACAACCTTCCCATGTGGTAGATTAGATTTATAATAAAAATCCTTTAAACCCAAAGAATCGCATGGATTTTCGATTGTTAATGTATCATGGATTGGTTTGATTATTTCAATTGTTCGTAAATCACGAACGGTATCATGTACGATAATTGTTTCCTTTGTTGTGGCGATTTGTTTGGCCTTACATGATCCCAATAAAATGATCACTAAAATAATGAGATTAATATTTCTCATAGGTCGTTTTGCCTCCGTGCTTGATGGCCCTTAAAATTTGATTTCTATTTTTGCCATTTCCAACATAAGAAACATGCACCCAATCGGGATTGGTCGATGTTCCAAACTCCCAAATCATTTGGTCAAATGTTAAATTACTTTTGATAAAATCAAAAATCATTCGATTGCTTACCACGTTAGCCGATAAATCATGGTCAATATCCACCGCCTCACCACTCACATGTTGGCTATTTTTGGCCCCACCAATGGCATTATTTAACTCCTTTGATCTAAACCCACTTGATATAAGGATTGGGATTTGGAAATGCTTGCGGATAGGTTCTAAAACATTAACGCATAACTCACGTAAATTATCCGTTTGCTCGGGATTTGGCATGTTTTTTATGCCATTTCTTTTCGCATAATCACTTCTTGTAAATTCACCTAAATCAAAATGCTCACTTAATTTCATCCGATTGTTTTTTAATCGATTTACCTAATCTTAATTTATGGTTTTCCTCTCTTAAATGCTCGATTTCAATTGTCAAATCATCAACCTTTTTGCTCAATTGGTCAACTTTGGCCTCCAATTTTTCGTTCATCGCGGTAACCATGTCAATCACTCGTTGGCTATTTTCTAATTGTATGGTTGAAATGTCCGCATTTTCTTTTCGTTTACCGATTATCCATCCGATAAATGCGGTGATTGATGATGTTACGATTCCAATGATGGCCTCTCTTGTTTCCATTTTATACTACTTGTTGGATTTTGTTTGACAATTCTAAAATGCCACGAAAATAGGTATAATCATCATTATCATCCATGATGTAATTAACGGATTCACACACACATGTAAATACATTAAACCCATCGGCCGACAAATTGAAATAACCATTTGATCGTGTACGTACTAAATCTAAAATTTGGCTCATCGCCTGGTTAGATTGAATCTCTCCACCACTATCTCCTTGGTATCTCGTAACGATTTCAATTCGTGTAATGGTTTCGGTGATAAAACTCGTTTGATTGTAATCCGCCTCGGTTGTAGAAACCGAATATAAATAAATGTAAGGGAATGTCGCATTAGATGGAACCCGATTGTAAATTGGAACCGCAACACCATTGATTAACACATTGCCCGTGAGCCTTGTAATAATCGCTTTTCTAATAAATTGAATTGCCTCTAACATTACTTGTTCGCTAATCTATTTAAAGTTAAATCTAATCGTTTTTCTAATTCATCAAATTCCTTGCGGACCGCAGGGAAAAAATAAGGTCTTGCATAAACAAATCCCCTCCCCTTTCCTTTGCCTTTAAATTGCTCGGCATACGAACGTGGAATGCCTAATTGATCAATCTCACGCAATGTAACACCTCGACCGGTTCCAAATTCAATGTATGGTGCATAAACCGCCTTGGCAAACACCCTAACGTTTTGTTTATTTTGTCTTTCGGCACCAATCGAACTTTTTAAATTACCATCCTTTACCGGCACGTAATTCTTTGCACTTTCAACTATTTTTAAAGAGGTAATACCCAATTCGTTTGAAAGTTCTTGTGCGGATAATTTGCCAAGATCCTCAATCTTTTTGCGTAACATCATCAATTGGTTTTTATCAATACGTATAGCCATTATGCCTCCACTTTTGTTGCACTCATTTTAACCCAAAAATTTTCAAACGTTTGGTAGTTACCATTAATACGATATTGTGTGGCATTTCCTTCCACATTAAATACATCCTCGTTTTGAATTAGATCGGCGGTTTCCTTTCTAATAACAATCCAAATTCTTGTATCTCTTAAACGGATACCATCTTTATTAATTACATCACCCGATTCCTCTTGTACCTGGCACCAAAACGTGCCAATCGTAGTTTGTGATGATGACAATGTACCACCATACCCATCGGATGTTTTAACCAATCGTTTAACGACAATGCGTTGTTTTAAGATAGATGCGGTGTTTTGTGCCATTAAATAAACATTGCTTTATAACCATTCAAAATTGCTTGTGATGCCGATGGTACATCTTGAACGATAGTTCCGGTAACATAATCCGTTCTATTATCGTAATACGTTGAAACCATCATCAACAATGCTTGTTTTAATAAACCATCGGACATGCCCAATGTGGTGTAATTGATTTTTACGTTTACGTAAACACCCTCTAATTCAATGATTTTATCATCTAAACCAAACACATTGTACTCGATTGGTGTATTTTCCTCGGTTCCGGTTACACTTTGAATCGATGCAATAGGACCAAATGGAACATCAATTAACAAATCCCATGGAGATTTCTCCAAAAAATAGGTCCTTGTTTTAGCCACAATATCTCGGCTCAAATAATTCTCGGCAACAATACGTGCCGATGTAATCATTGTACCTAATAACGTATCATCCGCACTTGTATCGATGCGAATGAAATTCTTACAATCGGCAACCGTGATGATCTCCGATCCGGTCGTTGAATTAATTCTAATTTGTGGCATTTTACTTTCGTTTTTTACCCTTTGTTTCGTAAACTATTTTTTCCTCTTTGGTTTCCACAATTGCCTTTTCCACTTTCTCCACCTTTATGCCTAATTTATTATCGATGTAATATTTCTCTAATTCATTTGGCAAATGAACGATGGATCCCGCATAATGCATGGTGTTGCCATGGCATACCGTTTCAATCATTTTTAATTCTCCCATGTTGATTAAATTATAGTTTCAAGGATCTCATCATCACTAATTTGATCAATGATAATTTCCTCATCCTTTTTTTCTTTCTTAGCCTTTACTTTAATGGCCCAACCTTTTTCAATATATGATTTTTCGGTTTCATTTGAAACCTCATAAATTGAATCGGCCTTATGGTATGCGATGCCATCATTGACATTTTTAAGCATTTGAACTTTTCCCATATCATTATTTTTTGTGTAAATATAAAAGAAAAAGCCACCCAAAATTTAGGTGGCTATTTTCTATTTGAAATATGCAATTAAAACTATACTCCGATCGCCGCGATGTCCGTAGCAAATACACCCTTAACGATAGCCAATGGTGCGTAGTTAGTTAAAGCAATTCTTTCTACCAAACGAACGGTAACGAAACCATCACGTACGTTTGTTCCGTCTTGACGGAAGAATTCCAATGACAAGTTCTCACGAACCCACATTTGAGTTGCCAAACCAAAGTTACCAACCAAGTAAGTACCTGCGGTGATAGCAGTGTTTTGAACTACCGGAATTCCTAAGAATTGTGGTTGTAATCCCATGTATGCTTGCTCTTGTAGGTACTCGTTTGTAGTTGCCTTCAATAACAAGATTTTAGCGAAATCAGTTGGATTCAACATGATGTAATCCGGACGATAGTTTACCAATGCTAATTGGTTGATCGCAACGGTTAATACGTCGAATTGGTTAGCCGCCGTGATAGTATCAGCGAATGATCCTGCCGCGAATGCCGTAGCACCACTTGTTGAAATACCACTAATGTTTGGAGTTGTTCCATTACCATAAAGTAATTGAGTATCCTCAACGGTTAACAATTTCTCCGGCGCACGTGCCGCCAAATACGATGTCAATTGTGGTGTGTCATTCAACATCTCCTCCGAGATACGGAAATAAGTACCAATTTTTTGGACGTTAGCATCGTATGCAGTCAAATCGAAATCCGATTCTGGTAATGTAGAACCTTGTGCCGTAGCCGCCGCACCGTTATCATAAGCCGATTCACGTACATAACGTACAACCTCTGCAGTTGTTGAACCTTGTGGCAACAATTGGCGAACGTGTACCGGACGAGTTGGATCATACTTGATACCTGGAACGTATTGAGCCGGAATAACCTCACCCGTAAAGTTGTTAGCAACCGTCATATCGCCCGCCTTAATTTCAAACTTAGCCGAACGTGATGTACCATTGATGATAGCATCTAACGCACCTTTTGAAATTCCTTCAACCAAAGATTGTTTGAAAGATTTTACCGTTGCACCATTACCAAACTTCTTGTTAGCAATTTCTTGTGCATCAATACGTGAGTGAATCTCGTTGAATTTAGTTTCTAAATTCTTGATTTCACTTTTCAATAACTCATCGGCTTTACCGGTAGCACTTGCAACCGCTTGCCCTTCCGCCTTTGCAATGCGGGAATCAATTGCCGAGTTTAACTCGTCTAATTGTGATTTAATTTCTTCTGACATCTTATTTTTCTTTAATTTTTGAATTTAAATATTTGAATATTTCGGAAACATCCACCCCTTTGTCAACCGGCAAGGTGTCAACATCGGACGGCCTTGTGATTTCTTTAACAAATAAAGATTTCAATTTCATCAACTCACTTTCAATAGCGTAACCAAGTTCATCGGATACGTTTTCCTTTTTGATCAACTTAGCCAACGTGTCAAAACGTTTTGCTAATAGATCTTGATCAATCTCACCTTTTGCATCGGTAATTAGGGCCATTGGATTAGCCGCTAACGTAACGCATGAGATTTCGTATAATTTACACTCCTTTAATTCACGGATCCCATCACCACGCATTGATTTAACAATTGGCATGATACCAACCGAATTTTCGGTGATCACTCCGTTTTTCATTAATAACAAAACATCCTCACCCATACGTGTTTTAGGGATTTCCGCTACGAAATACAATCCATATGAATCCTCTTTTAACTCGGTGAACTTTCCTAATGGTTGATCGATGCGATGTTGATTACAATACCGAACACGTGATCCGTTCTCTTGTAATGTTTTAGTGTAGGCACCTGGTAGGATAATATCCCCATCCGAATCTACATTACCAAAAACCGAACCATAACCCTTTACGATTCCGTTTTCCTCATCAATGTCATCAATACCGATTGATGTTTGCTTAAATAACATACGTTTATCTTTTTGTCAAAATTACTTTTTTATTGTA